AGACTTATAGTTTTTTAAGATTAATAAGTCTGGTTATTCAAATAACCAGACCGTAGATAATAAGTGTAGTTAATGTAGTCAACGTTAGATTATTGTTTGTAAGCTATTAATAGCTCGTTCATATGAACTTGAAGTTCAGCGCATAAATCATGAATTGATATTTTTGGCAATAGTTTAGGAATTTCAGTTAGGCGTTTGTGAATAAAACTAATTCTTTTTTCAAAATTATCTTCATGTTCGCAATGGCTATCAATCATAGATTTAACTTTAGTCATTAGCTTGCCAATTTCAACCTTATGAAAAGGATTATGTTCACATAGCCATCCAAGACCATTTTCAATATCCTCAAGCTCATCTTTCGTAAAATCTTTCATCCAATCCTTTTCCTCCATTCTTTTTCTTTCTTTCATAATCGGACTCCTCAATAATAATCAAATTATCAGATTTAAGATGAACCTATTTTGAAAAATGTTCCTGCAAAATAGGTTATTGCACTTACTTGCAATGCTATTCCGATTGTAAGAAATGACAACCATAATATCTCTATAGCTATTTCTTTAGCTTTATATAAATATTTTTCTTTTTTTGTTACAGAAACATCAAAAAGTTTACAATAATTTTCGGGAGTTATTGTGAAACCATATATTAAATCTTCTTTCGTTAAGTTATTCATTCATCACCTGTAATTAATTTATAGTGCCTATCAGCATCAATTACTTGGCCTGTAAATCTAAATTGTTTGTCACAATTTTTACAACTACAGCCATATCCATCCCCGTCAAACTTAATTTTTTGATGCTCACAATGGTTATTAATCATGGATTCTAGTTTGTCGCGTAATTTGAGCATGGACGGAGAAGATTTTAATATGTGCGAAAACTGATCCATGTCTCTAATTATTGCAAGGTGCATAACCGCGAGTTCTTCTTTCGTGAAGTCATTCATCTCTATCCCTCATTCCCTCAAGTCTCCCTATTTTAAAATGGAGTACTGATATTTGTCGTTCCATGTTATATAAGTTTCTTTGGAGTCTTTCGTTATACTCTACTTGTTTATCTATAATCCGGGTCAATGCTTTAATATGCATTATTATTTCTTTTTCGTTCATGTTTGTATCCATTCAATCGACTCATAGATACAATCGTGTCGAAAATTATCATTTATTTAAACATAACCTTAGCTGATCACCTCATAAATGACTTTGCATTTAAAACATGCCCGGCATTCAGTCAATCCGTTTTCGCCCCGCTTTTTTTTGCGGCCATAGTCAATCACAAAAATATCTTGCTTAATATCGCTGGAACATTCGGGGCATACTTTTAAATCTTTGATTTCTGTATCTGCTTGTTTGAATCCATCACTCATTTAATACTCACTTGGAAAGTCTCTAAGATTTTCTAATTGACTGATCATGTCATTAATACATTCTTCTTTTGTTTTTGCCGCGGCCTGTTTTAGCAAGAGGTTGACTATATAAGGCCGCAGTATTGTCTGCGGCCTTATTAAATACTTTTTTATTGATACTTATTTTAATTAAAATGAATTTTATTTAATTTTGATAAGTATCAATTTTTTTGGCAAATCCAATCACTAAATTAAAAATTTCTTTGGAATAATTTACACTTGCACAATCTATTGTTCTATCGTAATCTTTTTTGAACCAATGAACAGTATAGAGATGACCGGTAGTATCTTTAGTAACAAGCTCGATTGTGGGTTTATTATTTACATTATATGTAATTAATTCTTCTACCAACTCATTCCCGCCATGTGCTTCTTTAGTGTTATGCTCTGAATAAGAACAGGTTAAACCTTCTTTTTCGAAATATTCAACCGCACCAGTCCACCCTGGTCGACATTCATTATCATAACAATCATTATAAGTTCCCATTGGTGAGAATCCCCAATGTTTTTCATAAAAAGATGGATTTAACGGCTTGTAATCATAAGAAATTTTTATTTGACTTAAATTATCTGATAACTCAGATGATTTGCTTTGAATAAATGATCTGGTTTTTTCATCTTTAATTTCATTTAATAAAAAATTAATGTAAGGACTAGGTTTATATACATATCCTTTATCATCCATTTCTTTTTTTGTTTGTTTCATTTCAGAAATAAACTTTGTCATAAATTTTTGATCGTCATCGCTAGTTATTGATGATTTCATAAAATCTTTTAATTTTACTATTCTAATTTCATTGTCTAATAATTTAAACTTTTCTTTAAATGAATCTGCATCCATTGTTTCGCCGTGACATGAAAATGCTAATGCAGTTAACACGACACTATATAATTTTTTCATTTCAATAATCCTTTTAATTTAGATATCCCACCAACCATCATAAAGGCTGCAATCTCGGCTGTATTTTTCTGCAAAAGGCCATCTTCCATCTGCATAATCAATAAAAAAGTGGTACCCAAAAACATCCCATTTATATTGACCTACATCTGGTGATTCTCCCCAATGCACTGCGGCAGATCGCCATGTATAATCCCAGCCTGTATCTACAATGTGATTCCAGTATTTATCTTTCTTTTTATTTACATGTTGATGGATGGAAATTGTTTTCCATTTATAGGATTGTTTGCTATTCCAGGTTATAGATTCATTGTTCATACAGTTTGCTCGACTTGCTGCTGTTGTAACTCCAAATCCAGCATGAGCATTTAATGAAAGACATAACAAAGAACATGTTGTCATTTTTACTACAAACTTCATTGTATAATTTCTCCAGTTTTATGCTTCAACAGTCCTTGTAGTCATATTCATCCTGAAGAAAGGATAATTCTTTTTGAAAAAAATATCCATACTAAACCATAGTGCTAATTTTAAATGCATTAAATATCAAACATTTAACAATTTTTTTATGTTTAACATCATTTTTTTAATTAAATTTTTTTTATCATAATGATTTTTTTTAACACATTTTATTAATCGTTTATGTCCGGTAAAAGCTTCTTCCCATGTATAATATCGTTCTTTATATATGTCATTGTTTTTTTCATCAAACACTACCGCTTCAAAAAGAAGGGGCTTTCCACCAGGTACACGATTTTGGTCTATTCCTAGAAAAATAGTGAAAACGTGCATATTATTTACTTTATCATAAGCCACTCTTTCTAAAGTATTTTCTTTATAAGCTATTACCCAGTCTTCCAAGGAGCAGTGTAAAGGGTTTTTGTTTTTATCTAAAACGTAAAACATTTTTTCTATAGTTCCTCTATAGTATCTATTCGTTATATCTATGATCCACAAATCATATTTTTAAGTTGTTCTTTAGCTATTCCAAGATAATGTTGATTGGGTTTACATTCATGCCACATTTTATTTTTCAATTCAATATACCAATCACCGATTTGATCACATATGAAATTTTTTTGTTCTTCTGTGAATAAATCATGCATCTTTATTTTTTCTTCATATTTTTTTGAAAAATTTGGTTCTAGTAAATCCCATGCTTTCACTGATTCCTTTAATTCTTCATATAAAATTTTGTCTCGAAATCTTTCAGCACATATTTCGCAAAATTCCATTAGCTTTCTAGTTGATTTATACATTTTGTAAATGTTGTAATTCATTTTTATCCTCGTAATAAATTGAATTAACCCGGCTCATTACTAAGCTAAATAAGTTTTTGATGTCATACTTAATTTCATCACAATATACATAACCATCCACTTTAGTGACCAATACGCTTAGGCTTCCAGTTATTTCACCAAGAAGCAAAGCCTTTCTTTCTCCGCGTTGCAATAAATCTTTTATATCTGTTTCATTCATAATTCTATCCAATCTTCTGATTTAAAATCTTCAAAACAAGGATGAAATGAAAACACACACATTTTATGTAAAATTAATCCATATTCCGGGTCTAGATAAATGTAAAAATTTGTATCCCATGTTTTCATCCACGCTTTTTTTATTTGTTGCAAATAGGGTATTATTTCACAGAATAATTTTTCGTCTTCTTCGTCTTCTACTATCCACCCTTCAGAAACCATAATATCTTCCGTATATTGATACTGCTCTATAACGGGCTGGTAGGATAAAACTTTTCCTTGTTCCATAACAAAATAAAGATCATCTTTCCAGTCCATTCTAGTTACTTTTTTCCCAGATTTTAGCAATTCCATTGCATCACAAAAATTCATTGGTTTAACTCCTTTAGTAGATTAGTTGCAGCCTGATTTATCCATGCTATTGTTTTACGGTTTTGTAAATCTACATTTGTTTCAATTGATTTATTGGCAATCATTTTTACGAACTCAACTAGATTGTTGTATCGTTGCCATTTTTTTGGTGGACAATTTACGTGATCAATCCATTTCTCTATGCGCCCAATCGTAATTTTACAATTTGTGCATTCAGGGTTAAATGTATCACTCACCGTCTTCACCAAACATTTCCTCAATGATTAACTCGAACTGTTCTTTACGGCGTTTAACCAAGTCAAGGTCGTCAATCGCATCAATCATCTTGTGAAAATCAATAGGGTATTCACTCGCTAACTCTTGAATCTTTTGTTCACCTTCGGAAATCTGAGATTCAATTTTGCATACTTCAAGTTCGGCTTTCTTCTTCATCTCTCTGGCGCGTAATGGTGCCATAGCTTCCTTGATTTTATCCTTGCAAAGAATCAATACGTCTTTGTATTTTAATAGAGCCATTTTATTTCCTTAATAATAATAGTTTTTTCTTTGATGATTGAGCCACATAAGCCTTAGCCATTTCTTGACCTAAAACGTTGGCCATTTCTGTTCCTGCATAATTTCGTAACGCAGCTTGGTATTGCTGCATACTTTGCTGTGGTTGAGCCAAGACCAGGCTTCCCATTTGCATATGCAAGCAGTTATAAGACGCGCATTGGTTACAATACATTCATGACCTCCTTATCCCAATATCAACATGGCTCCAAAGCTTAATAAACAACCTTCCCACCAATCAAGTTGTACGTGATGGCTAAGAACCACCACAAAACAAGTTACTCCAATTGCTTTTAGAAAAATCATTTTATTTGTCCTTATAAAGTGACAATCGGCAGGAATTGCACCTGCTAGCACTGCGTTCACAACGGCGAGTTGTAGGGAGGCCACCGTATCAGCGCGAGTTATAGCTCATCCCTCTTACTCATTCCACCTGCGTGTCACTGTCCACACCGCGATTGTCATAATTACTTTAAAACGGTATATCGTCATCATCAGACGGTGGTGATGTATCGCCATTCGATGCACCTGATGCCCCTTGATCATCTTTCTTGATATAGTCTTCAACTTTGTTTTTGTCTGGGTACTTAGAACCCAACGGCTTTCCTTTTAACTTATCTTGAGGTATTTCGCTACCCGATTCGACAACTATTTTAACCTGAACTGTCTTATTAATTGCAACTTCAGAACAAAGTTTTCCAGCTTCGTATTCTTTTAAGATATTTGCGGATTCTGCAAAGTGAACTACTTTCCACATCATTTGCTTGGTAAATACTAAAAAGTCACGTACATCGTGTGTTTTTCCATTTTCATCATACACAGTTACGGTCATGTCCATCATGGGATTACCAGAACTTGCTGAAGATTTATCTTGTGACTCAGTAATAACCCCGTCATAGATACCTTCTTTCATTAACTGAAACCTTTCGGCCATAGCTTCCTGTTCAGTTAAAACTTCGTAGTTAAAGGACATTATATATTTCTCCATGCTTTGTTGTTTACGATATTATGAACAGTGGATTTAGCGATATTAAACTTTAAAGCCAATTCCTTTTGTTCTCCTTTTTTCCCGGTATATAATTTTCTTATTTCTTTTACTGTTTCCAATGATAGCGCATGCAATCCATGATTTTCGCCAGCAGTAGAATAGCATCTTCCCTTGCTTCTCATATCGATAGCATTATCTTTTTGCGTTCCCAGAAATAAATGTTCAGGGCATACACAGGCAGGAATGTCACATTTATGCAAAACAAATAATCCAGTTGGTATTTTTCCAAAGTACAGCTCATAAAAATACCTATGAGCTGTTAATACTTTTTTATTTTTAGAAGAAAACTGACCATATCTATTATCTTTTTTTCCTATTTTACCAATCCATATCATGCAACCATTTTTATCTGGAACTTTTACACGAGAATAAAATCTATTTTTTTCGGTATCTGGAAAACTAAGCTCAGGAACTAAAAGATAACTAGGCATTGTCATTTTTATTCACCCTGAATTTTAGATCTCAAGTGGTCAATACATTTTTGGATAGATTCTTTTTGCATGTCAGTCCATGATTCAGAATTGGCTTTGTCTAACCATTTTTGATAAATTTCTTCTGGAACCTTTAGCAAGTCAATTAATCGTTCAATTTCTTTGATTTGTTCAGGCGTTGCTAATTCCTGTGCAACAGCTTCACGCTCAATAACAGCTCTGCCATAACGACTTGCAATCTCTTCGTAAGAGAATGGAAATGTATCTGTATCTTGAAATGTTTCAAATCTAGACTTTTTAACTAATCCGATACGGTGTGACCCACGCTTTTGTATTTCAAATACAAGGTCAAACAAATAATCAAGCTTCTTGTAACAATCAAATGTTTGCCCTAAAACTGCTAAATTTTGCCCGTATTCGTTTTTGCTGTGGGATGTAATAATAACGTTGAGGTCAATCCTGAAAAGCAAGTTAAGAAGCTGCTTCATTCTCTTATTGGCTTCTCCATAATGCCTTCCGAATTCGGTTCCTACCTTTCGTTCTGCTTTCTCTAAAAGGTCATTATACAAAAGAGTTAGTGAATCAATGACTAGCGTTTTATATTCATGCTTGGTTGTTAATAATTCCCTGACTTCATTAATCATTTCGTCAAAATCAGTTGTCATCAGAACAGCACCACCAACATCATTTATTGCCTTAACATATTGGGGCTTATTGGTTGAACCTTCTGTATCAATGATATAAGGACTTGGGAATTGAATTGCCGCCATCGTTTTACCGACACCAGCACAACCATAAAATAATGCCTTCATACGACAATCAACTACTGAAGGTTTTTTCGCCTTTAACGCCATGTTACACCTCTCTTCTTGAATAAATACGCGACTTAGCTCTTTCAATTGCTTTGTCAATAAATTGATTAAGCAAATTCATATCGCCTTTTGCATACTCAACGTATTTTTTCATACGACATATAATGTCAAAATTATTATTCATTACTTCTTCAAGTGAAATCGGTGCATTATTTACATTTGAACTACTCATTTACTTCTCCTAACATTTACATTAATTATGTCCATTTAAGGACTTAGATAAACTCCATATACACACCATTTTGTTACAATCAACTAAATGGTATGCATAAAGTGGTTACCTACGACTCCACCATGATTTTTTTTTGAAAGTTAATCGTTCTTTTGCCTTTATATAGTCTTTGATCACCTAACTTTCTCCATTAATTAAAATTTATATATTAAATCGCCATGATTCATATCTCGTTCTGGACGATAACCCGCCTCATGCATTTGATTGCAAAAGTATTCTTCGCAAGCATCGTTTAAAACGTTTTGCAATACATCTTTGTAATATTTGAAAATGTTTAAGGTAGTAACTCTTGCAAAGTTGTCTCGGGTTTTGGGGTTTGAATCTGAAAGCATAGAAAGCATGGCACACAGAAAGCTGCTGTTTATGCTTTCGTCTTCACCATAACAAGCCCACTCTATTTCACGGTCTATGGATTCTATGTATAGTCTTGTAAGCTCAAATTGACAGGGGGATGAAAGTTTATCTATGTTAAGTTCGTAGTTATCCCCTACGTTTTTACCATAGTTATAAACTAGCTCTTGTACGTAATTATTGAAATTACTGGCATGATTTGACACCTTAGTTACTCCTGTAACAAAACCCATTAAATCAAATGGGTCATCATTCCATGATTTTTCTTTTTGTTGCATTTGCGTATTGGAATACGCTAAACTCACTGCGTTCATTTTATAACTCCTTAGAAATGTTTTTTTTGAACACCGGGGTTGTAGGGTCGTAACCTATAACCTCAGACTATTTTACTTCTCAATGTTTTAACCTGTTTGTGTTATGCATATTAAATATGTACTCTACTGGTTCCTGTATTTTGTTATCTATTTTGACATGAAGCATCAATCCTTTAAAATCACAAGTTTTGCAATAATCTCATCAATCAAGTTGTTCTTATTTTTACCTAACACCCTAAGTCTCTGCCAAGCATCTACGGGTAAATAAGGAGAAAAGTCGCTCCCGTGAAAGCTTGATAAAATTTCACCATCTGTCACTGTAAATTCAATAAAATGCACCACTTCTTTTTCGCTCATCAGTCAATCAACCTATCAATCAATTTTTCAACAATACTTTTTAAATACTGCCAGCCGTTATGTATTTACCGCAACGCTTGCACGCACACATGGTGCCAACAACAAACTTTGTGCCGTCATCACGACAGCTTTCAATGTGTGCTTTGTTCCCATGGTCAAGGGTATGACCCCATAACCTGCATATCAGCCATTTAATCAATCGTAATGTCCTTTTAGTCAATTAATCTGTCCAGTAATTTTTCAACTAGGCTGTCGCTAACAGTCGTCCAATTGGTGTGTCTTCCATTTTATTATTCTCTATCTTCTTTTTCTTTCCTTTTTTTCTCTATTTTTAATTTATATTCGCTGAATAATTTATTAGCTAAATCAGTCATAGAACAGTCCATATATATGGCTTGCATCTTTAAAAACTTTAATAATTCCTTTTCTATTCTCATATTAAATGTAGTTAAAGAAAGATTTTCTGTTTTCATAATTTCCCTTATTTATTTTATTTCGTAATTCGATGAGTAAACTATAGCAATAATTATTTAATTACGCAATAGCAAAATAAAATAAATGCGTAATTAATTAAAATTATCCTTGTTATTTACATTGTGTGGTGATTTGTATTAGGATTGTGTGCATTAAGAGGGTATTATATAAAACAAGAAGGGTTAGCAGCTAAGCACTTCACTGTTCCAAGCTGCTGGAACTTTTTATATACAGTCGCATGATTGCCATCCGCCAAGATCATCAATCGTGCTTTACAACCGGACGCCAAAGTTTGGCAATTACGGCTAAGTGCGTCCATACACTGAGGCAATTATAACATGACCGAATCGAATAACAACAGTTCATATTACGATAATGTTGATCCTAATTCTAAAACCCTGATTGAGGGAACCGGTTTTTCTCAAATAGACAACAATGTCATAAATAACATTAAGAATGGGGACGCATTCCTAGTCTGGTGTTATCTCTACTCAAAATCATCCAATTGGAAAACCATTAAATCTAACATCAAGAATGTTTATGGTTTTGGTGATTCAAAAATAAACAAAATATTTTCTTATCTTAACCGTGCAAATCTCATTGAATACGTTCAAGGGAAGTGTGCAAAGGGGTATTTTAAATCTGTGCAAATTCGCATATTAAACGGGTCAAAATTCGATAAAACCCAAGCGTGGCTTGACTCTGCACCGCACATGCAGAAACCTGCACTACCGGTAAACTGCACGCACGGAAATGACGAGCTACTAAATAAAGATATTACGAAACAAAGAAAAGAACACAATACTGAAAGTAATAGTGCATCTGACAATGCACGCACGATTCAAGAAGATTCTTTCAATAAATTTTGGGATTTATACCCGATAAAGAAAAACAAATTACGAGCCAAGCGCATTTGGGATAAGCAAGCGTTGCATGTAGACTCAGAAAGAATAATGGCTGATATAATTAACCGCTTAGAAAATGATGGCCAATGGCAAGACCTTCAATTCGTTCCCCATCCCTCCACCTACTTGCATAATGAACTGTGGTTCGATGCTATAACCCCCATAAGAACAACTAACCCCACTAAAGAAAAAGGCGGGGATTCCTTATCCAGAGTCTTAAACAAGCACATGAACAGAGGTACCACGTATGACCACGCCAGCGGTAATACCATTGACCCATTGCGTTGATATGGCTTTGATAGCCAGATTATTTGCCAGGTTCCGAGGTAGATACGGCAATCTTTGGACATCACGTGCAAATCATGATGACGATTGGGAATTCATCATGGAAGATTGGCTTCAAGAATTAAGTAAGTTTTCGTTTGAACACGTGCGATCTGCAATCAACAAAACCCTTACCGAGTTCAAGGAGTACCCACCAACACTGGGACAACTCGTTGAGTTATGCATGAAAGAGTCGGGCATTCCCAATCAGCAAGATATTATACGCGCTATGGTTGCTCGTGATTTCAGTCATCCACTGGTCAAAATGATGTATGACAAAGTAGGCTCATGGACGCTAACCAATGGAAAAACTGAAGAGATAGAGCGAAAAGTTAAAGAACATTATGCCTCGCTACGGGCAGAGTTCCACGTTGAGCCACAAAAAGCCTGGTGCTTGCTTGAAGAGTAT